CTATTACTCTACGCGGTCAATCTTAGGTTGAGTTAGAATATCCTTAAACTGCCCGATAATCATGGCCCCATAGACACCGCAGACCCCCACAGCTATAGCAGTAAAAATTGGAGCGAACCAGGCAAAAACCCAGCCCAGCATAGCCAGTACCAGGATACCCACACCAACAGGCACTAGATTGGTTTGCATAAACCGTAGAGTCTCATTTAGAGCGAAGTGTCCCAGCTTAACAGCTTTAGCTACACCCATAATAAAGTTAGCCAGGACAAAGGCTACCACAGCCAGGAGAGCCTGCCCTACGGTGGTAAACAAGGGCACTTCCAATTCCAACAGTTCCAAAAATTCCACTAACACTTCCTCCTTACATCGTGGTTATCTTTAAGTAGGTTCCCGCGCGAGCAGGGCTTCAAGGCGAGTATCGAGATCAGCTGAGGGCTTTTCTGGCTTTTTCGATTTTATCTTGGAGTGCAGCATTCTCGGCCTTAAGTGCAGCATTCTCGGCCTCCAGTTTTTTGATTAGCTCATCGGAAGACGGCAGCTCCGGTTCCTGCGGTTCATCAGGCACCTGGGTGGCCAAAAGCGAATTAAGCAGCTTCACGATGCGCTCGCCGTAACTGGGGCTCGGTGCCCACTTGCCGCCCAGCTCTTCCACGTATTTTACAGTCCCGGCCCAGGACAAAGAGTTGACCACATAGTAGCGCGGATGCGGCTCCCCAATAGGCGGCAGCCCTAGATAAGCACACACGTGGTTAAAATGCGCCCTAACCCCTTCTTCCGGGGTGGCGAAGGTCTCGTGGTCCTCTCTCCTGTCCCCAACCGGGTTTTTCACTTTGATACCGGCCCAGTTATTCTGATCAGGGGTCACTGCCCCACCATAGCGGCCAAAGCCTGTTTCATGGGCGCTCTGTGCATAGAGCACTTCCGGGCGGATGCCTGTTAGCTGCCCGTAATGCCAGTAGGTAGGCGCGATGTCAATAAACCGCTGGTGGGCGTTATTTTTCCGCGCCCACTCCTGGACCTGGGCCACGGTCGCCTGCGGCGGGCCGAGGATCGGGGTAAGCTCCATGTAACTTTGCACCGCCGCCAAAAATCCTTCCCAGCCGCCCGGCCTGCCCCGCAGCACCCGGGGACAATTCTTCCCGGACCAATCATAATGCTGCTTGACCCGGTCCAGGCCCAGGGAAAAATCTTTCAGCAGCTTCGCCACCAGCCAGGCTGCGTTGGCTTCGGCTGCGGCCCGGTTGCCGTCCCTGTTTTCACAGATTTCTATACCAATACTTTCTCTGTTACCGGTGCCGTTTGCGCCATCCCCGGCGTGCCACGCCACCTCGTCCAGCGGTAGTATCTGGTAAATTACTTTATCGTCTACGATAAAGTGTACCGAGGCGGGTATACTAGCCGCAGCGTCTCCTTTGAAGTAGTTGACGTGGGCCTTAGCGTCAGCACCGCGCTGCGCGTTAGCCGTATCGTGCATGGTTATATAAGCAGGTTTAAGAAAGTAACCTGGACGGTTACGCCTACCTTGTTTAATGAAGCTCTGAATAATCTGCATAAGGTTTAACCACCGCCCTTCGTGGGTGAGCTCTCCCCACATAAACTACGTCAGTAAGTTCATTACAGCCGCTATGAGTGCCCCTATGGTCAGCCATAAGAGCTGGGATATTTTATCCTCCAACCGTTGCAGCGCGCCGTTTTGTCTTTTTTGCCACTCATTTAATCCTCTTACGGCTTCCTTGAGTTCTCCTATCGTTTTGGCTTGGGTGCATTCGCGATCCAAACGGGCACCCCCTAACGTCCGGTAGCTACAGAGTAAAGAACCATAACTTCAGCTTTACCCTTAGTAGCGGTGCCTGTGATGTCTACTTTAACCTTATACGTAGTTGCAGCCGAGAGCACGGCTGTCGGCACAGAACCGCTCACTAACGTAACCAGTCCGGCAGTCTTAGCGTCCTGTTCGTCGATTATGTCATCTAACTCGGAGTTACTGCCCAGACTTAACGATGCCGTGGAGCTGTCCCAGCCTGTAGTAACTCTCACAAAGACTCCCAGGATGACTTCACCCGGTTCCAGCGTAAGCAAGTCCACGCCGGTAGCTATCCCTGGGGTGTCATGGGCTATCTCGATAACCTTGAGGACCGGTACGAAACCTCCTTTGCTGAGTAGTACACCGTCTGGGGTAGCTATATCCCGCTCAACCCCAGCAGCATCAATAACTCCGAGACCAAGACCTATGGTCTTGCTTCTACGAGAGCGCGATTTTCCACTCAATTAAACTTACCTCCCTTCTAAAGAGATGGGTAGGGGTGTTACCCCCTACTCCATCGGCCCACCGGGGCTACCGTAAATCCATACCCAGTCGCTCCATCCGAAGCCGTAGCGCATATATGCTCTAAACTTAGCCACCAGGGTATCGAAGTCTTCCTCCATAGCAAACTCTAACGGTACCCGGTCATACCACTTCAGGAACAACTTAGCATACTTGGAGTCTATAAGAAACCACGGATGACCGTACGGGGTCTCATCGTTCAGCTCATCCCACACAATAAGTTTGTACTTACCGTGGTGGATGTTCGGGTTATTCTCGTTTGTGTCAACTTTCTTCTCCGATTGAATAAGCTCCCAGGCCACTTCCTCTAGGGCTACCGGTACCAGTAGGGTGTCAGGAACCACCGAGATAAGATCCCCACGGTCATCTTGAAAGCGCCGCATTGCGTTCTTAGCCGCCTGCAGGGATGCGTGGCTTAACGCCGCATTCCCCAAGTTAGAGCGGTACTGAACGCCCTCCGCCCCGTTAGTAGCTTCATATGCACCAGAGGGGTGCTGTGCATGGCACAAAGGCACACCGTCCGGCCCGGGGTAATCGGGGTTGAAGGCATTGTTGAACAGACTTGCCGCGTCTCTCTCCTGTCTCCGAGCTGCTCTAAGAGCCAACGACACCGGACGCTGATTGATTATGTTGTAACGGTCGTCATCGAAGAGCTTCCTCTCGATTCTAAATCCTTTGGCGAACTCCGGAAATTCGTAGATTTTCCCATAGCCCTCGTAGGGCATGTCGTATTCTACTACACCTTTAAACTCGGGAAAATCCCCAAGCGTGCCAATAGACTGGTCCTTCTCCCACGGATTGTCCGTAGTCTGTACGTTATACAGCTCCTGGCGCATCGTTGGAACCTGGTTGTAGGTCTCATAGAAGATTTCCGCAAGACCAGGTTCGAGTAAACTGCCGAAGTGTTCTCTACGTGCTATAGTCATCTATCTGTCACCTCGTCCCTTTAAAGTTTAGCTTACCCTCATGTGGTGTCGCAGTCTAACGCAACAGCACAGGTATTAAAGACTACCCAGACTTCTTCTTTGTCGGCATCCATCCGCAGCACTGTTAGCGGACCGTTAACCGCAGCACTGTTAGACTCACCGTCTACTCCGTCGCCGGTATCGTTGATGTTGACCGTAGCCCCCACTTTGAAAGAGGAATGTAGAGTCGTAAGCGCGGTCCCGTTCTTATTGGTAATCTTCGTCTTAAAAACAGTGCCCGGAGTAATCCAGAAGCCACGAACCTTCGCACCGGGAGTAGCTGCGTCCGCAGACTCCACCAGGATAACTGCAGCGTTCTTGTCAGCGCCACTGGCCAGCGTTATTACCCCACCGGAAAATTTGTAGACTCTACCGGCGTAGGCGGCCTCTGCATTGGCCATAGTGAAAGGTTCGACATCCTTCGGGGGAGCCACAGGGGGCATCCCACTGATTATATTAGTAACTGCTTGAAACATCTATACGTCACCTCGCTTGTGCTATTTGATTCTACCCAGAGCCTTAAGACGCTTATAGTAATGCTCCAGGCTTACCCCCATCTTTCGGGCCACCCTTTTTTGCTCGGCGGAAAGGGCAGCGTCGTAATCCTTCTTGCCCTTATCAGCCGCAGGGTCTGCGGTTCCCTCTATCTTGCGTCTCCGCTGTGTGCGTTGCTGTTCCAGGTGCTGTTTAGCTACATGGTCTTTGAGTTTGCCTCTAAGAACCATAGCGGCAGCATCTACCAGAGAGATGCCAAGCTCTTCAGCCTTTTCCTCAATGTCGTCCGCATACTCCTCGTATAGTTCGTTACCAAACTCTTTGCGGACTTCCGCCTCCTGGATTTTTCTGGCTTTCTCCGCACGCTCCTCCGCCAGAAGGCTCTTAATCTCATCCAGCTCCTGCCTTATCTGGGGGGCAACAGTCACTCCAGGCTGCGTAACCGTCGGGTTGTATTGCTGCGGGTAAATATTAGGATTCTGCAATCCCTGCAGTCTTGTCACAACCTCACCCGGATTGAGACCGGAGGCTTGCGACACTGCGTGACCAGCCTGGTAGTAAGGTAATGCTTCTTCTAACTTTTTCACTCCAAACATTCTGGCTATCTTCCGCCGCTCCCGCGCGAGTTTGCGTTCAATAGCCGCGTCCACTTCTGCCTGACTCCGGTAGACCTTCTCCTCGGTTTCTTCTTCTGCTTCCTCAGAGCTACCGACATCCTCTAACTTCTCATCCTCTACGCTGTCGTCTTTTAACTCTTCGTCTTCGTAGTAATGACTCATGTTTCTCCCCATCCGCTTAAAGCCCGTCGGCTATTATTTCCGCTTAAAGCCCGTCGGCTATTATTTCCGCTTAAAGCCCGTCGGCTGGTAGTAATAATTAGTTAGGCTTTCGCATCGACTCTGCAGTTAAAGGTGAGGCCGCGGGGTAAAGCATCCTGCTCTGAGCAGATTCCTTTTTGCCCCCGTTAGCGCTCACGGTCTGCATAGACCTGGTTGCGGGAGCCTTACCCTCAGACTTAGCTTTGTTATAGCCGGGATAGAAAATCCCTTTACTTACTGTAGGCCAACTCATTAACCCACCTCCTTAAAAGGTCCTTTCACCAACACGTTCTTGCAAGGCAGACAACTCTGCCTGCTCCATGCGTTTCAATATCTGCTCCCGGTTCGGAAAGGCCGTAGCTTCCAGGGCCGCTCTGCGGTCGATGAGACCGATTTGGTAGAACTCCTTGGCCTGCTCATAGAGCAGTGCCTGGGAGTAAGGAACGCTCGGGCCAATCTTCACCTCAACGTCTAGCTCCGGGAACTTGAGTTCTTCTATCATCCTTTCGTCTTCTCCCGGCAAGGGAGCCCCGGTTTCGTCTAACTCGACCAAACCCGCAGCCATCCCCCGCTCCAACATCTGTGTGGCGAGAGCAGCTCTTACGTCTAAGGTTGTCGGGACTTCAGCACCGGACAACCTGACTTGCCTGGGTTTATCGTAATACTCCAGTACCAGCGAGTTGGACTGCTCAACCATCTCTCTCAGGCCCACAGCTATATGCTTTGCTTTCTGCCTCACACGAATATTTGCCGCTTCCTGCAGCGCGATAATCGCTGACGCCGCCCTAACTCCCTGTGGCCTGCGACCCTGCACAACATCATGGACTCCCAAAATCTGCTCCAGCAGGTCTATCAGCCTATCCATATGAAGTGGTATGTGCGGCGGTATAGGAACACCAGGCTCTTTTCTGACCCCGTCGTTGTGGGTATATATAACTCTGCCTGGCTGGTTGTCAAAGACCCAGGCGTCTTCTTCCTTCAGGCCGGATAGTACCTTGTTTACAATCCACTGAGCATTACCCATGAGTCTGGTATTATCAATTATTTGGGCCTCAAAAGCATTTATTAGCCGTTGTAATACGTCGGCCACCTCGATTTCTCCAAAACCCCAAAACTCTTTGTCCCCGTTATAGTCAACTATTTTACAGAACGGAAACCGGTTATGCTTGTATACCGGACGGTTATCCCCTTCGCGGTCCAATTCACCTCCTATCACGTCAAGTACTACATTTCCGGCATAGTACATCACACACAGTTGTCCTTCTGCGTCCCTAAACCAGTATTCCTTTAGCGTAACTGTCTTCTCCTGTGAGGGTTGGTCTCTACCCTGTAGAGCTTCTACGTCTGCCCAGTCATGGTCCGGGACCACGAGACCGCCCTTGTCAGGCCACCGGCGTAAGATGTACTCTAAACTCTTTGGCACGCCGGTAAAGCAATATTCCATATCTTCAATTTCATAAGCCCTCGGGTCCGGAAAGAAGCTCATCGGATGGACGACATTGTAACGAACATTTCCTAAACCGTCATACATGTCCGGGTCCCACGTGGGCTTTATGATTGCAGTTCCGTACTTGAGCATATGCAGTACCAGCTCAGTCATCTTCTTATCCTGCATGTAATTTATGTACCATAAGTGGTCCTGTACTCCGGTGAGCAGATCGGCCAGCTTTTTATCTGAAGGGCTTCTTCTGGGAGTAATAATAAATTTAGGGTAAGTGTCTGTGAGTCTGGGTAGAATTGCTTGAATCATAGCCAGAGTGAGGTTTAACACCGGCGTAGACTTACCTTCAGGTACATCTTCTCTCCACTGTTTGCCCCGGTAGATAAGGTCAAACTCGCGCCACTTCTGGTGCAGCGGCCTGCCCGTAAAATCTTTCTTTTCAGAACGAGCTATCTCCCAGCGTTCCTGCGCTAAATCTAAGAGCTCATTTTCCTCCTTAGTGTTAGCAGCCCGCTGGTCTTTGTTCTTAAACTCGTCTACTCTTTTCTTTACCCAAGGCACTACAGCCATTATCTCACCTCACAGCGTCGTTGTATCTGTAGGCTTTCTGCCTCCGCATTCTCCGCTTATCTTCCAACACCGACGGATGAATAAAATCTCTCTTGACCTGTGGCTCCCTGGGCTTCTCCTCGACGGGAAGCCGGTGTGCTTTCACAATATCTAACTGGTCCGCCAGTGCGTCAGCCAGGTCATCGGTCCCGGCGAAGGGGAATTTTAATAGCTCCCACTTTAACCGCTGAACCAGGTCGTAAGGCTGTCCCCTACCGGAGTAAGGGTTAATATCTAACTTCCTGGGAACATAGAAACCGTTCTTAAGCCTCGGTACAAGTCGTAGGATACGCTGCTCCTTACTCATGTTTCTACGCTTAATCGGCTCTATGCCGAAGAAAAAGTCTCTCTCTAACATCATCCGTTCCAGATTGTATATATAAATCTCCTGAAACCCTACTGCTTCAAACCCCACAGGGAGCACGAACTTTGCTTTAGATGTCCATTTTTGGACTATACCAAACAGTGCTTCCAGCAGTTCGTCAGGAGTCAGCTTCTCGTTTAGTCCGTCTAGCAGATACATCCAGTTGGACTCATCGTAACCACAGACTGCTATAGCTGAGTTGTCCGCCTGGTCCTCTAAAGACTTAGCCGGGTCTACCGTAATACAGACCTCTAAGTTTCCGGGGTCCGGCATTACATCTAACGCCTGGAACCACTCTTCTTTAAACTTCTGGTGCTCCGCTGGTGTCGGGTCCAGCTCGTACTGAGCGCCGTACTCGTAGGGTCCCTTGGCTTCTAACAGTGCCTGCAGCTCCTTTGACCCGTACTCCTCCGGGAAAATTGGAGCAGACACCTTAGTCGGCATTATAGAAATCATCCAATCCTTTTCGTCCTCGGGGGTCTCTTTACCCCGCTCTATAACCTGAGCCATAGCCTGACTTTCAGCTATATCTTTCGGCACCCTGATACTGGCTTTGTGTCCGAACTCCTGGATTAACCACCCGTACAAATCCATGTGGCTCCACCGTGTGCCGATTATCAACAGTTCACCGTCAGGGTCCAGCAAGTCCAGCAAGTCCTTAAAGTAGAGTATGGACTTCTCTACCATGTCTATAGTTCTTACGAATTCGCGGTTAACTAAGTCGTCTGCTATAATCGTAGAATAGTGCTGCGACACCAGCGATGCGTCAACGGCACCCGTCGTAATACTGGCTTCTCTTCCGGCGTATGGCCGCAGCAAAGTGAGCTCGTCCTGTACATCTCTGACAACCCAGTCTAGTTTATCCCGCATGGACGCCCGGTCGTACTCGTTAGCATAGCTGTTTATCCACCAACCCCTCCACAGCCACCTGAACTTGGCGTTTGAGTGGAATTGGTTTGCTATAGTCCGTAAGAACTTACGGCTGTTCTCCAGCTTGGCGTTGGTTATAAGCAGCCGCTCGTTAGGATCCCGCAGTAATCGTTGTATTGGATAGCTCTCTGTCCCCAGGGTAGACTTAAAATGCCCCCGCGGCCACAGCAGAAGCCTGAATCTATAACGAGGAGTGTCAATATCCCTGGCCATTTTCTTATGGATGTGGTCTGTAATGCGATGGTAGCCCAGTATTTCCTTGGCCAGGAAGTGTAAATCCTCCCGACACTTCTCCCTGGCTATAGATTTAAGCTGCTCCTCCTCATGCGGGGTTAGGTTGTCAAAGACCTGCACCGTTATCTCTCCTTAACAGACCTTTTAGTAAGAAATGACTCCATTTCTGCCTGGTACTGTGGTGAGGAGAACATGGTCGCTTTCTTGTTGTCCGGAGGAGACACCTTTCTAGCGTATTTGGTTGTATTTTCCAGCTCCTCCGGCGTAAACCCCAAAAGTTTAGCCATGTTTTCCGAAGAAAGCCCACCTTCCCGGACCACTCTAGCCACACGAAGGCCAAAAAGCCGGCTGGTTGCGAGGATTCCGAACCAAAACCCCACCGAAAACCCTATGAGCAGAGCTGCTCCAGCAATTATAGCTGCCAAATAAGCCGCTATCAAGTAAATCTATCCCCTTCTTATAGATTATCATTCAGACTTATCTGTCTTATCTGTGCCAGTTTTACGTATCAAGCTCTGTAAAAACTCCTGTCTTTCTTCGCTAGTTTTAAATGGATTTACCTGATTGTCCACTTTGGCGTCCAGGTTGATGTTTTTATTCTCAGTGTAGACACCGGCAATCTCTAAAACGAGCTTACCGTGCTTAAAACTACCGGCTTTAGCTTCCTCCACGAACTTTTGCAGGATAGCCGGAGATTCTGCGACCAGGGAACCACGCATTGCTTCAATAAAAAGACCCCGGAATTTAGAATCCTGCAGCTTTTTATAGAGCATGTCGACAGAAACGCCCGCACGGTCTGCGATATAGTGTATAGTAACCCGCTCTTTACCCGCTCTTCCGGCCTCAGCGACACTTTTGAGTAGGTTAACCTCCGCTTTGGTTAAGCTATTATCTGCCACTTAAGCCACCTCCTACCTCTTCTGTCTCCAGTGTACAGCAAGGTGCCGCCTTTTGTCAACACTCCCACCCAAAGTCAAGAAAGAAAGTGTTAAATATATTAAGTTTTCGTAACAACTTATTGAGTAAAGATAACGCTTAAACGCTTGACAATGGTGAAACGTGGTGATATAATGGTGAAAAATGGTCAAGGAGGCGAAAGCTGTGCCGGGGATTATCAAAGGGTTAGACCCACAAAGAAGACTGGTTATCCCCAGAGAAGTGCTGAGAGCTGCCGGATTTGAGCCGGGAGACCTGCTTCAGGTGTGGTCCGATGTCACAGACGACGGGGTTCCCTGTCTCTATCTGACCAAGTATTCCCCCGGATGTGTTATCTGTGGGACCAAGGAGCGTCTGGTTAAGTTTTCCAACGACAAGCGGCTGTGCCGAAAGTGCGCCCGAGAGGCCCTATCAGAGCCAGGTGGAGAGGAGAAACCAGTATGAAACCCCTGACCTTTGAACGTATCGTGAAAGAGTTTAAGGAAAAAGAGGACGAACTTTTACGCTGGAAGGCTGGCGAGTATGCTTCCGGCGCAGACAGGCTTAAGAACTTTCGGGAAGTAGCCCGTCTTACCGGTCGTAAGATGAGCGAAGTTGCTTTAATGTATCTGCTCAAGCACATTCAGTCAATCTCCCAGCAGGTATCCACAGGCGTGTATCGCTGGGAGTGGGAGACCGGCGGCAAGGAGGGCCTAAAGCAGCGCATCGCAGACGCAGCGAACTATCTGCATCTGCTGGCGGCATGTCTGGAAGAAGAAGCGGTCTACAAGTCAGCAGCGAAAAAGGAGAAAGAAGGATAGACTTATGCCCATGACCATATGGGAGTTAAGACAGCTACAGTCTTTACCACTGGAGGCCAAGGTCAACCGGTCGTTCAGAGTCATACAAGACTGGTACGACCACTGGAACGGTAACGTCTATGTTGCTTTCTCCGGCGGTAAAGACTCGGTGGTTGTACTCCACCTGGTCCGCACCCTGTTTCCTAGGGTCCCAGCAGTATTCTGCAACACCAGGATGGAGTACCCTGAGAACATGGACATCGTAAACTCGGTAGAGAATATGACTTTCCTTTTCCCCAAGCTGTCCTTCGGCGCGATTATTAAGCGCTACGGATACCCTGTGGTGTCCAAGGAACAGGCCGAGCGTATCTACCATTACCGCCACACCAAGTCGGAGAAGTTTAAGCACCGCCTGTGGTATGGTGACGCCAATGGAAAAGGAGCTATATCTAAACGCTGGAGACTTTTATTGCACGCCCCGTTTGAAATTTCCGCAAAATGCTGCGATATAATGAAGAAGAACCCGGCAGATACCTACACCAGGCGAACCGGAAGACACCCATTTTTAGGCACCAGAGCGGACGAAAGTTATCTTCGGACTACCGTGTATCTTCGGACCGGGTGCAGTATCACCACAGGGGCCCGCCCCAGGTGTAATCCTATAGCTTTTTGGACAGAGCAGGACACTCTGCGCTACATCAAAGAGAATGACCTACCACTATCTAAGGTGTACGGAGACATCGTAGAGACACCTACCGGGTTGCAGACTACCGGGCTTAAACGGACCGGGTGCATGTATTGTATGTTCGGGCTGCACGAGGAAAAAGAGCCGAACCGTTTTCAGCAGATGCGTCACACCCACCCGGAGCACTACGATTACTGTATAAATAAACTCGGGTTAGGGGAAATATTAGATTATATGATGATACCATACCGATAGTTGTGTTATAATTAATGTGATTACTTCCTTCCTTCCCGGGAGTCGGCGATAAGCTGACTCCCATTTTTTGTCAGCAGATTTTCAAAAATATAAAAAATTTATAGCGGTGTCATCTGCCCCCCACCCGTAGGCCCTTGGGGGCCTGGGGTAGGGTATAACTTCCAGGTTTTTCCATATAATACCATGCAATAACCTGCCGCGGCAGAAAGCTGCCCAGGAAAGACTGGTAATATCTGGTAATAAATATGGCAGGTTTTTCCATATAATTCCCTGCAATAACTTCCACCGGGTAAAATGGCCAAAAAGGCAATAAAATTTTCATAAGATAAGAAGGAAAAGAGCATATTATGGAGAACATATTAATAAGTCCTTCATAAGGACAAATTCAAAAATGGAAGGAAGGAATGAAATGAGAGAGACAAGCGGGAAAATACGGGTGAGTGGAAGTGGAAAAGAGGAAATAATATATCCTCTTTTCGGGCAGCATGAGTACGAAGTACTGTATCGGATCGGTTATTTCACTATGCACCGGTACGCGGGAAGGTACGTACGAGACCTTCCAGAAGAAGTTGTAAAGGATGCAATACAGGATGCTATTCTGGAGTTATGCGAACCGGGAGGGTTGAACGCGCTTCGTGACGAAGCTGAAGCTGCAGGAGTCCCTCCTGCCGCGGTCTTCGCGCGCCGGGTGAGGAATGCATTCAAGCGTGAAATGCGAAGATGCTCACTCTTTAGACCAGAAGCAATAGCTATTGCTTTTGACGATGAAGAAGCGAAGCAATATAATATTCTTCACCATTCCTCTTTACCCACTATCGATTCGCAGCTTCGCTATGTAGAACTTGAAGAATTTATGCGAAAAAGCCTTTCCATAGAAGAGTACACAACGGCAAAAATGCTCATGCAAGGTTACACGCAGCGAGAGATTGCTGCTAAACTCAGGAAAGGAAAGCGAACTATAGAGAGATACGTAAACGGCATAAAGAGCGGGTTCAAGACGTATAACATGGAATAACGAATCGATTCTAAGCCGTCTAGCTTCGCGCTAGACGGCTTTTTTTTATGCCACTAATACATTTAGACCTTTTCCGGTTCTTCGTTGCTTACAGGGCACTACAGGGCCCTGTTCAGAAAATTCTGAATTGTGGAACTTTGGCGGGTTTCGCGTTTTTCGGTGGGTTATAAGGTGAGGAAAGCTTTTCCTCATTACAACACACAACATGGAGGTACAGAACAATGGCAGGAAAGTTTGTTGTATCGTTTGTAAACGCAAACGGTAAAGCGGTTGAACTGATGACAGTACCGGTTCGGCCAGCCGAAAAACGGGAGGCTAAACCGGGTAACAGTACCGTTACGTTTGCGTACGGTAAACAGCGTTTGTACTTTGAAGGTAAGCTAGCGTATGTTCAGCTTACCGGTGGGCACTACATAGAAAAAGAAAGTGCCGCTATTCCCCGTATAGGCTAGGGGGCCTTCGCGCCCCCTCCTTTTATTTTTGCACGCGAGACCCAGGCTTAGCAGAGCCTATTGACAGGTTTAGCTGAGCCTGTTGACATATATTAGTAAAACCCCTAACATATACCAAATATAGTTTACGCGGGACTTCTCACCTGCTTCCCTTAGAACGCCCGCAGTGCCCGTTGTCGCGGGCTTTTTATGGGTGGGAACTATTCCTACCCACAATTCCCTGGTAGATGCTGGGACTAGATTACCACGGGGAGGAGAGGTAGATGTATCTTTATCGGGTTTGTTTTCCTGCAGACGTTGAGCCTAGATGGGAAGATCTACCTCTTCCCGGCGGGCAAAATACGCTGACGGGATTTTGGACTCCGCACGTAGAGTGTGCGGTGGCCATCTTTAAGGCGCGGGTGGATGGGTGTGCCCACGAATTTGGTGCCTGGACTTATGCCAGGATCTTTAAAATCCCGGCAAATCAGGTAGTCCAGGGACCGCCTGCCCGTAAAACCGGGCATAGTGACGAGTTTGACCAAGATGAAGTGTTTGTTGTCCGGCTCCTTGGGGAGCCGGAGGATATTACTGATTTTATATGCGAGAAATGGAATATTAGATGAAGGGAGGAAGAATTATGAAGATCGTAAACCTCACACCCCACGCCCTGAACCTGATGCCGGTCGGCCCGGATGGACCGACGGTGACCATCCCACCGTCTGGCCAGGTTGCCCGGTGCGCGGTTGACCGGGTACAGGTGGATACCGTCACCGTGGACGGGGTTTCCGTCCCGGTGAATAAAACCCAGTTCGGAACGGTGTCTGACCTGCCTGATCCGCGCCCGGATACCATCTATGTGGTGTCCGCGCTGGTAGCCCAAGCCGTGCCCGACCGTCAGGACGTATTCATCGTAGATGATGCCGTCCGCGACGACCAGGGGCGCATCATCGGGGCGAAAGCTCTGGCGCACGTTTAAAAGGTCTGCCGGGAGCCGTTAAATCCCAGCAGAGAGGAGGTACATAACTATTAGTAAAATGTCAAGAATTCAGGTAGCGTTTGAGAGGATAGTCTTAGTAAAAGAAAGAGTGGGGAGGTACGAACTTCCGAGGAAGATCGGATCTCCAGAAGACGCGTATAGGGCAATTACGACAATAACAAATGCGCAAGAAGAAGCGCAAGAAGTGTTCGGGGTTCTTATCCTGAACACCAAGCACAAAATAGTCGCTGTGCATGAAGTTAGTAGAGGGACATTGAATGCTTCCATGGTTCATCCACGGGAAGTATTCAAGCCAGCAGTACTTCATAACGCAGCATCTATTATATGTTTTCACAATCACCCCAGCGGAGATCCGGAGCCCAGCAGAGATGACGTTGAAGTAACTAACCGTTTGGTAGAGGCCGGTAAGATTATGGGGATAGGAATCTTGGACCATATAATTGTTGGCGATGATAGATATACCTCCCTCAAAGAAAGAGGGGTGATGTAAATGTTCACACTCCATTCAGAGGATTAGGACTGGGAGTATTACTCCTAGTCCTGATATACGCGCTAATGACGGATTAACCGGCCCGCCGGGAGCCTATCCCGGCAAATTAAACCCTTGAGGAGGAAAATATTATGGGAGAATTGCTAGAGCAAATCATCGCTGGGGGGCCACCCCTAGCGCCGCTGAGTGAAGAACAGCAGGCTTTGTTTGATGAGCAACAAAAAGGCGGACCTCTTTTTGTCCGCTGGATCTACAACGAACTGAGAGAGCTTGAAGATTTTATTGAGAAGGGGGTTCACCGATTTTGTGCGGAGCACCCTTACAATTCTTCTACCGCATTTTTTCACTCCGCCTACAAAGCATACGTAGCACTAGTTTCATACCACAGCAAAAGAGACTGGGACCAGCCATTCAACGAGGAAGAATTCCGGATGTTGCTCTCCTGGACGGGACATGGCCCCGCCTTTGTGAGCCCGCACTGGGTGAAACTGTTCACCCGTGCGGTAGAAATAACACATCCGGAAATGGAAAGAAAAGAAAAAAATAGGCAGGTAGCGCAAGTCTATCTGCCAAACGTAAAGAAAGTTTATCACGCCTTCCTCTACCGCATGGTAGAGGCGGCAAAAAAAGAAAGAGTGGAGAGCTGACCCGGCCCGCCCCGCGCCGTTAAAGCGGGGCAGAAAGGAGAAAGGAGCAGGACAATGAACACAAGCACAATTTATCAAGTGGTTTATAATTATCTAATCCATGAAGGAATTGAAAACCTCGACGAAACATTAGAAAAATGGAAAGCAACAGACCCGGCAAAAGCAACTGGTGGAGTACCAGCCCTTATAAACTTATGCGCCGCACTCCGCGACGACATGCGGAGGGAAGCGAATAAGGCCAAGGGCAAGGCGAACATTGAAAAGGCCATGAGGGCGATTATAAAAAACGTGCCGGACTACCGGCTACAACTTCAAGGCGCTATCGTCAAAGGCGGAAAACAATACACCTGCGATGGGTACCGAGCAATACGCCTAAACACGCCGATAGACCTCCCCGCGCCGCCGGTACCGTGCACGATGGATATTGGCCGATTTATTGACGAGGCCCGGCACAACGCCACCGAGCCCATAGAAACGCCCACGCTAGGCGAATTGAAAGCCTATATAAAAATAAAAAAGGCCGAGAACAAGGCCAAGTACGGCAAAAGCGCAAACAGGCAGCGTATTTTGTGGGATTTCGGGGAAGGCCGCCCTGTCGTAAATGCGGCTTATCTACTAGACATTTTAACAGCTTTCCCCGATGCCACTATCACATACAGCACGTTGACAGCCCCGCTGTACTTCTCCCACACCGACGGGGAAGCGATTTTGATGCCGATCAAGAAGAATAACGACTGACAGCCCCGGTAGCGGGGTAAACATAATGAAGGATGGAAGGAGTGATAGAATGGCAGAAGATTACACAAAGACCCTTCGGGAAAAGAGTACCGAAAGGGTCCGCCTCACCAGGCAGCTACAAGAAACGCTGCTTAGTGTGGCGGAAACTATCGCCGAGCTGGTACCGCTGGGCACGGAGGTAGTAGTAGACGGTGTGGTCTACCGGACACACCGTTACCAATCAAACATTGGCAGCTTCCGCACCGTTGTTGTTGTTGATCCGAACAGTGAGCGGGTTAACGATGACTTTCGCTCCGGCCCGGAGTGGGAGAATATACCGCTCATGTTTCGGGCCATCGACACTGCAGCACCTGGGAGCGAGTACTACCTGCATCGGGATTACGGGCGTATTGTCCACGTTGCCACCCGGGAGGAGCACCTCCACTTCGCCAACCATCTACCCGAAATCATCCGGGCGTTTGAGGCGAAGGAGGAAGCGGTTATAGACAGCCTTCGCAGTGCATTTGAAAAGCTGCGAAAACTGTCGAAACAAAGCCATTAGTTTTATGCCGTCGGTTTTTTAAACCCGGTGGGAAGACGACCGACCGGGAAGGGAGGGAAGTCTTCCCACCATCTTTTAGGATGGATAATTAAATAGTTCCCTCAGAATCCCGCAAAGCCCCGTGGTTGAGGGATTTTTGGTTCAAAATTTCGCAGCACTTTAACTCAAATTTTCTATTTAATTAATTAGTTGTTTTATTATTTAACATGTGGTATAATTAAAGCAACTAATCAATTAAATAGAGAAAGGAGACATTTTATGGCAAAGAGTAAACAGTTTCACGGACGCAAAAGAGGAATCCCAAACTCTAAGGTTACTACGTTAATGTTACCAGAGGTTGTGTTTAAGCTGCTAAAGTTCGACTCAGTGGAACAGGGATGTTCTATGAGCTGGATTGTGACCGCGCTGCTGATGGAACGATATGGGATTGGTCCCAAAGACCTGGAAAAGTTAGAGGGACCGAGGCCACCTAAAAAGTTTGACGATCGGGTAGGCCTGTGGACCCCAAACAAAAAACCAAACAAGAAGGGTAACATGACTGTCGTCTGCCCGGGGTGTAGAGAAAGGTTTGAAGATTCAGAAAAAGCAGTCCAGGTACGCGCTGGATACTGCAGCGGGTGCTGGGACGAACTTTCCATAGAGGAAAAGCAGACTATTTTGAGGAGGTGTCATAATGATGAGTAACTTAGACATTGGATTAACCTTTTTAGGCGTCATCCTGGTCTGCGGGTTGGTTTCTTACATAACCGACCGGGACCGCAGGCGAAGGTAGTCTATATCTATGATTACCCATAAGGGGTGATAGTGGGACAGGCTGGTCGAGCCGATGCTGACGCGTCGGCTCTTTATAATAGATGTGCTTTACCAAAATAAATTATCTTAAGGAGGCGTTTTTTAATGCAAATCAAGTTCGTGAAGTTGGGGAGCAAGCTGATGGAGATGGAGGTCCCTGCCGGGACAACCCTGGGGGACGCCATCAAGAACTGCCTGGACGATGCAGAAATCATCGTTCAGGAGTTCGAGATCCGTCTCAATGGTCGGAAGGTCAATCCGACCACCGAACTGCAAGAGGACGACGTTGTGACCGCCGTCCCCCCGGTTCGCGGTGGCGTGCAGTAACCACTGGATAGAGGGGAAGCCTGCCGGAAACCCTGGCGGGCTTCCTTCTCCGCTTATTATGCTCTCATATAATCTTTTAATCTTTACTATATTCTGCTCTCTCTATTTTAATCCTTGAGAGAGCAGTAAGTCAAGCATAATCTAAAGGAGGGAGTAAAAATGTATGAAGACCGTGAGTACGTTGAAATACCGGAAGACCTTAAGCAATATGAGTATGCTGCTCTACCGGATCCAGGCGGCCTCCTTTATGCTTCTTTGAATGGTCCTGCCCTGAAAGCGAGCGGCCTCTCCTGGGTCACCAACCACTACATCATCCAGCCTGTGGAAGGATGGGTAGTAGTATGCTACTACCGGGAAAAGGAGGCCATGCTGGACTACTTCGGTTTAAAGGAGCTGGAGCACACCGAGGTAGAGACATCCACCCGGGGCGCCTGTCTTATCCAGTTCCAGAGCACCGAAGAACGCCCGGACCCGCTTGCCGAGGCCCGGGATAGGGCACAGAGAAATATCTTTGTAGCTATGTGCATAGCCCGCGAAGAAGCACTTTTGCGTAGGGCCCAAGAAGATTACGATTCCGTAACCAAGTCTATAGAGCAGCAGACAGCCCAACTGATTGAACTACACCGGAAGAAGAAAGAGCTTTACCTGGAGGTTAGACGGCGGTTAAGGAGAAAAGCTCCTGACCGCGCACGGTTAGAGGCGGAGTATGATAGACTGGCTACTCTGCCGGGAGTGAAAAAGGTAGCTGTGACCCCCGAATCTCTGATAGTCACTACCGAGCTTATAACAATTAACCACGAAGGAAAAGACTACGATATTGGAGAGTTTCAGATTACCTACCACATCAAAGACGACACTATTCGCTGTGAGAACATAAGCGATAACCTGCGTGACGACTGCCATCACCCGCACATAGATAAGCCGTCCTACATCTGTCTAGGGAACATGGTACCAATCTTCGATTTAGTAGCTGACAAGCAGTTTGTAGCAGCTACTATTCTTTTCCTGGAGTTTCTAAACAGCTACAACCCCGAGGACAAGTATTGCTCTATCAAAGCGTGGGGAGAGCCGGAATACTATGATGACTAGAATAATGACGAGGAGGATTACGATGATGATTACTACGAGGATGACGAGTAAACCAACGCAGAAGAAAGGGGTCGGTTGGATGAGAACACCGACGGCGTCTCCGACGGTATATTTACCGTTGGAGATAAAGCAACAGCTTGATACCTATATCAAGATGTCGCCCCTGGAAATCTCCGGCCTGGGAGAGGTAGAACCGTGCCCGGGAGGAGTTAAGGTGACTCGACTGCATCTCTTCAAGCAGGTATGCAATTCAGTTGGAACTGTTTTGTCCAGCGAAGACATCGCTACCTTCCTGTGCGATGCCGTGTCGAGGGGCATAGACCCATCTAACCTACGGCTGTGGTGGCACTCCCATGTAGACTTTGGAGTTTTTTGGAGCAGCACAGATAATGAGACCATCCAGAGGTTTCAAGCGGACTGGATGCTCTCTATCGTAGGCAACACACATAAGGAGTACCGGGCCAGACTAGATTTGGTGAAGCCCTTAGAGCTCACCCTAGACAACCTTAACATTGAGGTGATCTTCCCTGAGAATGCAGAGCTGGAAAAGGCTCTGCAGGAGGAGATAGACAAGAAAGTCACCCGCGCTGTCGTCCCGCAGAGGAAGTGGTATCAGGACGAAACAGGCACGTGGCGCTTAGGCGCTGTAGGCGGCCCTGTTTATATAGGACCGAGGGCTCTGCTGGCCGGTTACTCAGAAGAATATCTCTACGACGACGACATCGTGGATGTAACTGACTTGAGTCTGTCCGATCTGCAGCACCTGGACCCGGAAGATAAGTGTGTGAAAGGCAAGAGAGGGAGGGGTAAAAATTGAGTAGTTTGATGCACATGGATTTTCACAGGCAGCTTGGTATCCTGTCACCTGATGCCCTGAAGGAGCTACAGGTGACAATGATAGGTGCCGGGGGGATTGGAAGTCCTACGGTTCTGGCGCTGGCTAAGATGGGAGTACAGAATATAAAAGTTTACGACCCCGACTTTTTAGAGAAGCACAACTTGCCCAACCAGATGTACAGAACCACCGACGTCAACCGCCCGAAGGTAGAGGCCCTGGCGGAGGTAGTAAAGGAGTACACCGGGCTGGTCATCGACAGAGTCTCGGAAGCGTACACCAACCAGCGTCTGGAGGGCGTGGTTATCTCCGGGGTGGATTCAATGGCAGCGCGAAAAGAAATCTGGCAGCATGTGAAAAGTCAATCATTTCGAGTGCCTCTCTATATCGAGGCCCGTATGGGGGCAGAGGTAGCTCGAATATACACGGTTGACCCTAATGATTCTTACCAATGTGAGTGGTACGAGGAATTTCTTTACTCCGATGAGCAGGCCCAGAATGTTCCCTGCACAGAACGAGCCATTATTTACTGCACTTTTATGATTGCCAGTCTGCTGGCATCCCAGGTGAAGAAGTATGTAACCGGAGGAAATCTCTGCGGGGAGATTATCTTTGATATGGTTACTCTGTCCGTTTTTGCGGAGTAACCCTGTAGTGTTTGTCCGATAGAGATGCATCTCTGATGCATCCCTGTCTTGTGGGTACCACAAGTTTGTCCCCTTTCCATGTGTGTTGTTCTGTGCCTGCTTGTGAGTGGTACCCACAAGAGAGGGAAGAGAGGAGGGATGAGTATGGAAGAAAGATACACTATTGATGACTTCAAGGAAACAAAATGCTGTTTGACGTGCCGAAATTGGAATGTTGACAATACACTACAAGGCCGTTATATGTACAACACATGCCGTTATATGTACGAAAATTTCAAGTGCGCTGCAATGTTTCCAGCTACTTGGCAGTGCAAATATTACAATGGCCCATATACAACGGATTGCCCGTTTGGAGAACGGGAGTATAAGGAGGTCGAACACGAGGTTGAGGAGGGTTGTCATGAGGAGTAAAGCTAGGTTTACACTAGGCAAGTTGGTAGCGACGCCTGCTGCGTTGAACGCTCTTACAGCAGAAGATATTCTGTCTGCTTTGAGTAGACACGTCAGAGGCGACTGGGGGGAGCTAGATGAGCACGATAAACGGGAGAACGAATACGCTCTGGGGAAACCCTTGCGTATCTTCTCCGCATATGTAGCCGAGAATGGAACCAAGTTTTGGGTTATTACTGAGGCAGACCGCTCGGCTACCACAGTGTTACTGCCGGATGACTATTAGTAGGAATGAAATCTTTAAAAATTACTTGAAATTCAAGGCGATAACTTTCAGGGTGGTTGGGAGGTAAAAGATGATTGATTTATTGTTGGGTGGAAGTCCTTGTCAGGGATTCAGTTTCGCAGGTAAGCAATTAAATTTTTTTGACCCAAGAAGCAAGTTGTTTTTCGACTTTGTAAAAGCATTAGAAGTGTTAAAACCAAAGTACTTTCTACTTGAAAATGTAAAGATGAAAAAAGAATACGAAGATATAATCACACAACATTTAGGCGTGAAGCCTGTAGAAATCAATTCTGCTTTGGTATCTGCACAGAATAGAAAAAGGCTCTATTGGACTAATATCCCTGGAGTCACCCAACCAGAAGATAAAGGCATAATGCTTAAAGATATAGTTCATGAAAATGTTGATTTAAAAACGAAAGAGGATTTAGCAGATTATATAGTTCCATTTGATAAAACGCTTCAGATATTAGATAAAGAAGTTGAAAAAGGCAAGATCGGCTATTTCGGGAAAAGCAGTCAAGGCAATAGAGTTTATTATATACATGGCAAAGCAGTAACATTATGTAGCAATGCTGGAGGAGGAGGAGCGGCTAAGATGGGACAATATCTATTTGGCTGCATTACTCCAGATAGAATCAATAAGCGTCAGAATGGTCAAAGATTTAATGATGGTAATAAGTTCTATACTTTAACAGCACAAGACAGGCATGGAGTACTGGTTGATGGATATATAAGAAAACTTACTCCTATCGAGTGTGAGAGGCTTCAAACTCTACCAGATAACTACACTGCTACAGGAATATTTGACGGAAAAGAAATACCAATATCTAATACACAAAGATATAAAATGCTTGGCGAAGGATGGACAGTGGATGTAATTGCTCACATATTAAGTTTTATACCAGAAAAATATTTGCATACTGTTGTAAGCCTATTTGATGGCATTTCTTGCGGTCAAGTTGCGCTTGAAAGAGCAGGAAAGATATACAACCAGTATTACGCATCAGAAATTGATAAATACGCTATTGCAGTTACTCAAAAGAATTATCCCCACACTATGCAATTAGGTGATGTAACTAAGATTGAATGGAATGCGTTCCTTATTACACAGCAAAAAGGGAGATGATTGAAATTAATGAATAAACCACGCCGGATGACTATTAGTAGAGCTGTCAAATCATAAGAAAGGAGGTGAACCATGAGCGAGAAGCTGTTGTACAAAGTGCTGCGTAATTCTTACGGGACGTTGTTTAGCCCTTACAGAGACTTCTGTTACAGGCCCGGTGTAAAGTATACATGCTACAACTTCTGCGAGAGTAGATCGCTTGGCTGTGCAGAAGGCTTCTATGCAGTTGACATCGACGGGTTGATTTACACCTTCCGTAACCTGCCGGGTTACGAGGTATGGCTGTGCGCCGTTGGCGGCAGAAGTGTAGAGTATGACCAGTTTAAACGTCGTTACGAGTTTATTACTCTACTCGAAGAAGTCCCCCTGGACCGGGTAAAAGAGCTGGCCATAAACTGGGAGCCCAAGGTCGGCTACAGGCTGTCCGAGGCGTTGTTTCCCATTAACCCTCTGCTCATTCAGCGCGACAGCAGTGAGGTGACCCCGACAGAAATTGAGTGGTTGAAGAGCTGGGCTTCAGTTAGGGAGTCAGTCCGGTATTCAGCTAGGGGCTCGTTCTGGGGTTCAGTACAGGATTTCATCCGGGATTCCGTCCAGGATTCCGTCCGGGATTCAGTCTGGAAATCAGTCTGGGATTCAGTCTGGAATTCAGTCTGGTCTTCAGTCTGGTCTTCAGTCTGGGACTCAATCTGGATTTCAGTCTGGAATTCAGTTGGGAGTTCAGTCTGGAGATCCATCAGTGGTTCAGTCCGGGATTCAGTCTGGGATTCAGTCTGGGCTTATATCTCGTCCCTGTTCTTCAACATTAAGGAGTGGAAGTATACCAACAATCTCAACGGGGATAACCCGTTTCAACCCGCTATAAATCTGTGGAAGGCGGGGCTGATTCCCTCGTTTGACGGGGATCTTTGGAGGCTACACGCCGGGAAGAATGTCGATGTTGTGTGGAAAGGTTCATTCAGATAAACAGGCAGCAAAGGAGGTGACTATGTGACTGACCCTATCGTTATTGCGCTGGATTTAGCTGAGAAAGCAGCGGAAGACCATGAACTATACACGCAAGGGCAGGAGCTTGGGAAAACCTTAGTCGATACAATAGAAAAAGAAAATAAACGCAAGAAGCTGGTCCTTAGTGTGATTATGCTGGGACTATATCTTGCGATGATTTCTATTATTGAAGCTAAGATGAGCCAGGCACGAAGAACCAACCAGCATTAGTTCTGGACAGGTTCTTGACAGTATATTAAATTTATGATATAGTAAGTTTAACCGGCAGTTGTGCCAGGGGTTTACCATGCGACCGCCCTTAGCAGTCTGCCGGTTAAACCTTACTGTTTAGGAGGTGACCGAATGAGCGGAATGGTATACATGACAGCACAGATTAAAGCAGAGTCCCACAAAAGGTTGACCGATTTGGCAAAGAACCGAAGTATGCCCCTCAATCTTTTGACAGCTGCTATACTTGAGTGGGCTTCTGGGAAGGATGTTCATGAACTTATTAGGTTTGGTGTCCGTCTCCCCGTCTACCCAGACGAGCTTAAGCAGTCGGGTGGTGAATCTTAAAGGCCCCTTAGTTGAAATTTCTACCAACAAAGGGATCGTTGTTATTACAGAAAGCAAAATGTTATGCGTACTGTGCGGTGCTGTAGCCACAGGGTTCTTAAATGGGAAAGGTTACTGTATCGCATGTGCCAGAGATTTAAAAGGAAGGGGGTAATCTTACCTATAAGTTATGAAAAGCGTGGCTTGGTACACCTGCTACCAGATAACGGCAACAGTGAGTAGTTTCTTCCCTACAGAGAGGAGAGGAGAGAGGTGCTGCTTAAACGGGAAATAAAACCCTGCTGGTTTGCGTTGGCAGCTTCAGCCACGGTAATAATCGCTCTTATGGGCAACCACATAGCAAACCTGCAGGGTGAGCTTGACGCTGCCAACATGCAAATAGCGGAGCTAACTATCGAGCGGGACACTCTCGAAGCCGAGCGGGACACTCTCGAAGCAGAGTTGGAGAGAACTACCGAACTGCTAATAGCAGAGCGCGAACACAGCAGGACGCTGCAGAGCACGCTACGCAAGCTCCAATCGGTAGTATATGCGTCACCGCAGTGGTTTAAACATATCGACATTACTATACCCAGCCTGCTGACAGAAGAAGAAATACGCTTAATGCTCAGCGGTACGCCTTTAGAGGGTTTGGAAGGCGTGCTAAGTGAGCTTGAGCGTGAGTATAAAGTCAATGCCGTAGTGGTAGTAGCTATGATTAACCACGAGACGTGGTTCTGCCAGAGCAGGCTGGCACAGCCTCCGTGGAATAACTTATTTGGGTGGGGTGCTTATGACAGCGACCCATATGGTAACACCTGGAGGTTTGAATCCTACGAGGACTGTCTGCGTACGGTAGTCCCGCTTATAAAACAAAGCTATGTGGAGAGACGTGGGCTGACTACACTGGCCCGAGCTGGGCCTACCTACGCAACCGACCCCCTATGGGCAGACAAGGTGTCTAATCATGTAGCTTATGCTTCCCGCGGGGTGTTTGAAAGGAGTGTGCTGTGATTCAATGTTTTTGTGGACGCGGTTATGTAGACGGTGCTGAAG